TTGTAACAATGTCCAAACATCGCCTGGTAATTCAAATGTAATAACCGTTCCTATCATTAATCTTATAACAGGTCCAAGAATATAATTCCATACTAATATAAAGATTAATACGTACATTAAAAGGGGTCTCCAACTTGCTGTAAACCAGCCTGCTTTAGCTTCTGCTTCAACAATAGATGCTGCCGCTTTTAATTCTTCTGTACTAGATTGTAGTAATTGTTGATTAAGTTGAGCTTTTAATTTCTCTTGTAGGTCTCTATCTGGAACTGCTTTTTCAATAGTACTAAAAAGAATTTTAGCTAATGGTGCAATAGCTCCAAGCATTGGTAACATACTAGTACCATTCAGCTTTAGATTTTTTCTCTGGTAACATTCTGCTTTGACCTTTTACTTGTACGCTTTGTGTTTCCATTTTATTTGTAACTTCAACATCAATGCCACCTTTTTTATAGCCATCAGAATTTAAAAATTTACTGTGATCTCCAACTTGTGTTCCGTAAGCAGAAGAAGAATCGTTAGATCCTTTTATCATTCCACCTTTTGCGTATCCTTTTTTAGACATGTTTGCCTCCGATAATGCGATTGCGATCGCTTGTTTAGGATTAGTAACTATCTTACCTGATTTACCACTGTGCAATTTGCCAGATTTAAACTCATGCATTACAGTCTTAACTTTTCCTGGTTTCTTTTCCATATTAACTAATTGTTATAATCCTTTTTAGCATTATTTGCAAATTGTTGTTTTGCTATAGAAGTAGCTGCTCTTAGCTTAGCTAAGTCTTCATTTTGTTGAAGTTTTTCATCACTATTTGATTGGTTCATTAAAGCTCTCATTTTATCTAAGTTTAATCTATCTTGTGCTTCTTGATTTCTCTTAGCATTATTCTGAGCTAATATGTCTAATTCTCTAGATTTTAATTTAGCTAAAGGATCATTATCAAATTGAGAAGTAATCTTTTTTTCTTCCTTCATAAACTCGTCCATCATCTCAGCAATAAGAATTGATTTTCTAGCTTCAAGTTTTAATTGAAACTGTTGTACTTGCATTTGCACTTGAGGGTTTTGTGCCATTTGAGGATTCTGTGACATCTGTTGTATCTGTTGTAATTTTTCATGGAATTCTAATTCAATTTGTTCCAAAGCCATTAAAGAAATATGTTCTAAAATATTTTTTTGTAATGCACCAACAATCATAGGATTGTTTCTTGCAAAATTTGTTTCCATAAAATTTAAATGAGAAGTCATATGAGCTCTATGGTCTTGTCCTCTGAATGCTTGAAAAGGTTGAGCACCTAATGCATCAATATGTTCTTGTGCTGGATCTTTTGGCACTGGCTTTTGAGGAACGTTTAAAATTTTATCAATGTCTCTTACACCTAATGCTTCGTACATTTTTCTATATGTCTCATATAGATTATGAATCTGTGGATTAGATTGTGCTAATTGTAATTGGGTTTGTGCTAAACTAATTCTTTGAGTCTGTGAAAATATATTTGGATCTGCAACTGGTATAACATCTACTTTATCATCAAAGTCTGCTTTTTTAATCATTCTTTGTCCACCCACAACATCGTAAGGATATTCTGGTGGTAAGTATAAACTAAATACTCTTGATAATAATTTAAACTCTTGTTTTAAAGATGCATATAATCTTTTATGAATAGCTGACATTGTTCTGCTTCCTCTTTCAAGTAAAGCAACTGTAGTACCAACTGCAGCTTGTTGATTACCATCGCCAACATTTAAATCAGCAATAGATGCAAATCTTTGTCCAGCTTGAACAACAATACCCATTAATTGTAATAATGTTGCTGATGGTTCTTTGAATGGTAATGGTAAAAATGCATCTCTTAGATTTCCTCCAGGAGCATCTACATCTCTAAACTCACCTGGTTGAATTGGTTGTGCATCATCTCTAACTCTAATACCTCTTTGTTTAAATCCTGCCGGTAAATTAGATAAAGTTCCAGCATCTAATAATTGTCTAAGTGATGCAGTGGCAGTTCTAGATAAACCACCAATCATATGGATTAAACCAAATCCATAAAACCCAAGTCCTGGTAAAAATTTAAAATGTACAAAGTACTGGATCTTTTGTTTTAAAACATCTCCAGCATTAAAGTTTCTGCGTATTGATAATATCTCACAAGAGTTTTCTTCTATCGTTACAATATAAGGAAGTTTAATTCCAGTTATTTCCCCATCGGGACCTCGATCTTCAAAACCCTCAAGGTCTATATTTACATGACATTCAATTAAAGTAAATACATCTTCTTGTCTTCCTTTACGAATTCCTTCTAATTGTTTTTCTTTTCTCTCTAATGGATTTTCCATAACATCGCCAGGCTCACCAAGATCTACGTCTCTATAAAACCCTGCAACTTGTTGTTTACGTAAATCATTTTCTGATATCTTAAGAACATGCATAATTGCTTCTGCATCATCTAAAGAAGTTGCATTGTATGGAACTACTAGATCTTCTGCTTGAATAAATTTAGATACTGCTCTTTGCATTAAAGAATCATAATAAACTTTTTTAAATGTAGATCCTGATAAAGGTAAATAAAATAACATTTGATCAAACTCAGGTTCGTATTCTTTCATGATGTCCATAACTTGGAAATTCATAAAGTCTTTAACACGATTAGCTTGATCTTCTTTTTCTCTTGTGTTGATTCCAATCACTTGAGTTCTAACGGGTCCTTCCGCAGGTAATAATTCTTTATAAGCTAAAGCTTGAAATTGAGTTACTGCTTCTGCAAGAACTGGATGAGTTACACCTGAAGCTCCTCTAAATGGTTGAGTTCTTCTTTCGTATTTAAATCCTAAAAGATCTAATCCGTCTGTGTATGCTTTTTCCCAATCTTGTCTTGATGATTTATATTGTGAATAGTTTTCATAAAGTTCTGATCCAAGAGGATCTAAAATATCGTCTGGTAATAATTCAGCTAAGTTGTCAAAGTGGTTTTTTGAATTGGCTTGATTAACAGCTCCGGGTTCAAAGTTAACTTCAACCCCACCATCTTCTGTTGGAGTTATTTCAGTACTATTAATATTTGGCATTGGCGTACTAAGTTCTTGTTCCTTAGGATTGCCACCAATTTCAATTGAGTGCCTAACTTCGTTTGGAAGTGCTTTGTCTATTGTTGCCATTTAATTTTCCTGAACTTACTACAATAACCTTTTTAGTGGGAACATTCAACCCCTGTGGATTCGGCCCTCTTAAAGGTGGTATAGTTGTTGTTAATTTTTTCATTAATAATAAATCTTATTATCGTCTAAAGATGTTGGCTCATCTATATAGTCTTCTGGATGTGAAATCAAGCCACCTTGACGGAACCTCATAACCGCTTGGGTCATTGAATCTACAAGGTCATCATGATCTCCAAAAGGGAAAGCAGCACATTCTTCAATAACCTCTTGTGCAAATTGTTTAGACTTAGGAGCCCATATCATTCCTGATTCAAATAAAGGTGCTACAGCATTTACTCTTGAATGTTTATCATTACCTTTAGATGGTGAAAAATTTACAACGGGTATTCCCATTTGTCTAAGCTCATAAGTTAATGGAAGCCCTGAAGCTTTGGCCTCAACCAATACTGTATCTGGATTCCAGTAGTTATATTGTTCGTGGGCCAAGCGCCTTAGATCAGGGAACTCCAATCTTTCTTTCCTTGCATCTAATAAAATTAAATTTTGTGGTGAGTCTTCATTCATTCTAAATACACCCCAAGTTGTAATAGCAGAGTAATCGGCTGTTTCTTTTTTCATGAACGCCGTATCATAAGATTGAATAACATGTTCTAAAGGGGGTATATAATCTTCAGTCCAATCTCTCCACCATTCCCTTTTAATTAATGATCCTTCTTCTGCAGTTGGATCTTGCATATACTGAGCATTCCATTTTGAAATACCTGCTGATGCTTTAACTGCAAGTAAATCTTCTAGCTTCCAATATTCAGGCCATACAGGTTTTCCACTTGGAAGGATTGCAGGAAATTCTACTACCTCCCATTGGTCTGCTTTTTCTTCTGCTGCTTGGGCCTTGATTAATTGTGCTGTTAAATCTTTTGTGCTCCATCTAGTCATAACTAAAACTATACGTCCACCAGGTTGCAAACGTTGACGGGGTCCTGAAGTATACCACTCGTATGCTTTTTCAAATGCTGTTTGTGAATAAGCATCTTGTTCGGAATGTGGATCATCAATGATTAATAAATCAGCACCCCTACCGGTCACCGCACCTTGGACACCTACAGCAAAGTACTCACCACCTTGATCAGTCTCCCAGCGCCCCGCTGCTTTTGAATCTTCTTGTAATCTTGTATTAAATATTTCTCTATACTCGGCTGAATCAATTAAGTTCTTTGTCTTACGTCCAAATCTTACCGCCAGTTCTGCTGTATGGGTTGCTTGAATTATTTTTAATTTAGGACTATTCCCAATCATCCAAGCAGGTAGAAAGTAGGAAGCAAATTCAGATTTAGTATGCCTAGGTGGCATATTAATAATTAATCTTTTTAATTCTCCACTTTGTAATCTATTAAATTTATCTGATATTGTTTGATGATGATTACCTTCAATAAAATCTGGCCAAATGTATTTTACAAATGTTAAAAAATCTGAACGAATATGTTTATCTTTTACCTTCTTAATCTTGGCTAAGAAATCTAATTTTAATTGCTTTCTAATTTTAGGATCAGCAATGTTGTTTACATTCTTTATTTTTTTAATATCTAGCATAATATCTTATTATGGTACCTTACAAAGTTTATACCCCACCCGGGTGTGTAAATCCAGCACTAAAGGGTAAGTCTAGGGTCCCCTTTTTTTGATTTACCCCTCCCCCCCTCTCTGATTTAAAGTTAAATCGAAATCGATCCTGTTTTTTTTATTCTCTGGGTGGGTCCCGCCCACATGTATTTATTAGCCGTTGTTTTTTCTCCGGGTGGGTCCCGCCCACATGTATTTATTAGTGTGTGACATTGTTGCAACGCTATTAGTAGTGGCTCACAACTATAAAGTGATTGACACAAGATGTAGTGTCCCCGATCCTTGAGCCACTATCCAGCAACCCATGACCATGAACCAAGGACAATGCAACTATAAAGTTAATAAATAATGATTGACATTATAATATAAGATAATGTAGGATATGTTAATTAACAACAATGGAGAAAGAAATGAAAGTAAAAAGAAACTTCCATACTGACCCGGGTCACGGATGGTTAGAAGTAAAATACAGTGAGTTAAAAGATTTAGGAATTGAAGATAAAATATCTTCTTATTCTTATATTAAAGATGATGTTGTATATCTAGAGGAGGATTGCGATGCAGCCGTTTATCTAGATGCAATGAAGGCTAAAGGTAAAGAAGTTGAAATTATTGAATTAATTCAGCTTGATAATTATCATGAGATTAGACAATATAAATCTTACGATATGATAAACCATCCTGTTCAATTTGAAGACGTTTTAAAAAAAGAAATTGAAAAAAGAGGGTTTGATACAAGCAAAATTGAAATAGCTGTCATTAGATAATTAATCAACTTGCAACGCCTTCGGGCGTTGTAGGATGCTTAATGCATCATAACTAACAAAGGAGCACGGACAATGACTAAAGATAAAACACTATTGCGTTTTAGAATTTATGACGGCGACAGAGAATATACTGATTACGCAATCATAGATAGCAAACAGTTATTAACTTTAAATTATAAAGAAATAATTTCTAATTTTTTTTATGATGATAATGTTGATGATGAGCAATTCTTATCTGATGGCAGAGCCGTTAGAATAGAAAGTGAAATACCTATAACGGATGCAGATGTAAAAATGTTAGAGAACTTAAGTATGGCTTTTTTACATAACTTTAAAATAAAGGAGATAGCATAATGTACAAAGAACATAAATACTATACATCTTACGGTGATGTACACAAAACAGACCATGAAATAACACCTAGCAAAGGTGTTATTATTAAAGTTAAGATACATCCTAAAACTGATAAAGATAAGTTCTTTACTGATCTTATTAAATGGTTTGATAGTTATGAACCTAATAAATCTAAAGATCGCCTAACCTTTAAACTACAAGGCGCAACTTTTAATATAATTAATAATAAGTCTATTATTATTAAATGGTTTAAAAGATTGCATAAGCTTAGCCTTGAAAATTTTAGCGGCTGGAATATCAAAAAGTTCATAGTTTAAATAATTCTTAAAACATTGCCCAGATCAATCTGGGCAATGGCTCCCTATATTTTTTTTTCTTTTTTTCCGGGTGGGGCCCGCCCACATGTATTTATTAGCCCTGCGACAATATGTCGCATTGACATAACTTCAGGTTGCACGGTCCTTGCATCATGGAACAGGCAACAGGGACCAATATTAGATGTTGACACAATAGGAGAATGTAGGATATAATTGCTGCGAGTACTGCGTCGAGAAATACATATTAATTAATATGACAAGGCCCCTGGCTGAATTTCGGTAGTACCCACAACAACAATGGAGA